GTACTACTGCGTAAAAAACCAAGCCAGTGCGAAATCTACAACGACTTGGACGATGACATCGTAAATCTGTTTGCGGTGCTGCGAGATCCAGCTCGAGCTGAGCAGCTGGCAAAGCAAATCGACTTAACCCCATTTGCACGAACCGAGTTTTTTGGTGCGTATGCGTCTTGTGCTGAGCCAGTAGAGCAGGCGCGGCGGACGCTTGTGCGTAGTCAGATGGGTTTCGGCAGTGCAGGTGCAACCAAGGGCAAGACAGGTTTTCGCGGTACCGGTGGTCGCCAAAAAAACCATGAAACGGTTTTGTGGTCACAACAGCCAGATCGATTGCTTGCAGCAGCTCAGCGTTTAAAACAGGCAATCATCGAAAACCGCGACGCACTCGACTGCATCCAGTACTACGACACGCCCGACACACTGACTTTTGTCGATCCGCCTTACATGCACTCGACGCGCGACGCTGCAACCGTCAGCGGCAAAGCCTATCGACACGAGATGAGCGACGCGCAACACATCGAGCTGCTGCATGTACTGCTCAAGTGCAAAGGCAAAGTCATGCTGACTGGCTACGCGCATCCGATCTATGACGATCTATTGACCGGCTGGCATCGCGTCACGCGCCAAGCTCGAGCAAGCGGCGCACGGGGTGGAGTACTGCGCAACGAAGTGCTTTGGATGAATTTTGAGCCAAGCACACAGCAATTTGATCTGTTCGGGAGCGCTACAGCATGACCCACACCCCGCAACTATCACCCTGCAACACCTGTGGCAGCCAAGCCGCTGCATACATGGCACCGACCGGCGTGGGCTATCTCATCGAGTGCAGCAATGCCGATTGTCCGTCGCGTCATGCCAGCCACGGCATTAGCGCACATGTGAGTACACAGGGTGCGGCGGCACTTTGGAATCGTCGTCAGGGGGTGACAGCATGAGCATTGTGCTAACCGATCACCAAGCCGCCGAATGGCTGACACATGGTTTTGTGCAAATCACCATGCCGCTGGATAGCGCCCCAAGCCGCGACGACCGGCTTGCATTGCTTGGTACGTCATGCCAAGTGGTCGGGCGCTCGGATGACGAACACACGGGGCTGACTACGGTCAGCTTACGGTGGTCATCGTGATCAATGTCGGCATTGACTGCGGTGTTAATACCGGCTTTGCGATGACACAAGCCGGTGAGTTGGTGGTGGTGCAGTCTATGACCATCACTCAAGCAATGGCCGAAATTCGCGTTCTGCTGGCCGCTGGCCATGACCTGACCATCTACATCGAGGACGCACGCCTGCGCACTTGGTTCGGCGGTGCTGATGCACGTCAAGCGCGATCAGGTGCGGGCATTCGCGAAGGTGTGGGCAGTGTTAAGCGTGATTGCCAGATTTGGGAAGATTGGTGCATTGAGCAGGGAGTCCCGTACAAGTTGATCCATCCGGCTCAAAACGTCACAAAGCTGACCGCCAAGGCGTTCAACCAGATTACAAAATGGACTGCAAAAACGAATGAGCATGGGCGTGATGCAGCCATGCTCATTGTCGGGAGACGCTGATATGACGACGGCCAGCAGCAAAAAAACACTAAGCGAGGCGGGTCGGGTCTGTGGTGAGTCGCACCCCCATGCCACCCTCACAGATGAGGAGGTCGAGCTAATCAGGCTGTGCAAAGAGGACGGCATGTCTCTGTCCGACATAGCTGAGAAGTTTGAGATCCCACGGGCTACAGCACAATCCATCTGCAACTACTCACGTCGAGCAGCTACGCCAGATCGCATTCGTGGTGTCGATGCAGACGCCATGTTTGTGACGGCCAAAATCAATCTGTCTGTGTTGCACGAGTCACGGCGCTTAGAAGTGCTAGGGCGTCTGTCGTTGGTGCATGGCAGTACGGCTGCTGCAATACGGCACATGATTGACATGATTGATCAGATCGGTGGGGCTTGATGCCGCTGTATGCGTCACACACCCATGCACGGTCATGCTAGGGGTATGAAAAAGCCTAGTCTGAACGCCCAGCAACGCCGCTTTGTCGATGAGTATCTAATTGATCTCAATGCGACACAGGCGGCTATACGCGCGGGTTATAGCGACAAGACGGCAAGCGAACAGGCTAGCAGGCTGTTAACAAATGTTATTGTGCAAGATGCTGTACGGGATGCTTTAAAGGCCCGCAGTGAGCGCACAAACGTTGATGCTGACTATGTGCTGCGTCGTTTGGTCGAGGTTGATCAGATGGACGCATTGGACGTGCTGAATGATGACGGCACGCTCAAGCCAATCAAAGAGTGGCCCAAGATTTGGCGGCAATACATCAGCGCAATAGACGTAGTCGAGACGGGTGGTGATGCGCCCGCAATTATCAAAAAGATCAAATGGCCGGACAAGGTCAAAAACCTTGAACTGATCGGCAAGCATGTTGCTGTACAGGCGTTTAAGGACAAGCTGGAGGTTGGCGGGGATGCTGAAAACCCGCTGCATATCGTTGCCGCGCTCACACCGAAGGAAAAGGCCACCAAGCTGGCACAACTGCTGGCTGTCGCACGCGCACGCGCCGACAAGGACGGTAGCGCATGATGGACGAACTGACCGCTGCTGACATTGAATTGATGCTCAAGCGACTCACGCCCGACGAAATGGACGTGGTGCATCAGCTACTGGCCACCGCACCCATTTGGTTGCCGATGGCTGGGCCGCAACTCATGGCCTATCTGTCTGACGCCGATGTGGTCGGCTACGGTGGTGCGGCTGGAGGTGGCAAGACTGACTTGCTGCTGGGTTTGGCACTCACGATACACAAGCGCGTGCTGATTGTCCGGCGTGAGAAAGCGCAAACGGACGGCATCGTCCAACGCGCTGAGGAAATACTAGGCCACAAGGACGGGTACAACAGCCAAAAATCAACGTGGAAGCTCGACGGCGGCCGCCTGCTTGAGTTTGGCGGCCTAGATAACTTGGGTGATGAAAAGCGGTGGCAGGGTCGTGCGCATGATCTCAAGGCGCTTGACGAAGCGACCGAGATTCGCGAGTTGCAGGCGCGGTTTATCATGGGATGGACGCGCACCAGCGATCCAACAATCAAGCCCAAAGTATTGATGACGTTTAACCCGCCCACGACTGCCGAAGGCCGATGGGTAATTGATTATTTTGCGCCATGGATTAAGAAAGGCCATCCAAATCCAGCGTTACCCGGTGAATTGCGATGGTTTGCAATGGTCGGCACGGCTGAAACAGAGATGCCGGATAGTCGCCCTTTTGTGATTGATGATGACGGCAAGCCGCAATACGACTACAACCCGCTGATGTATCGCCCCGAAGCCATCATTACACCCAAAAGCCGTACGTTTATCCCTGCGCGGGTGACTGACAACAAGTACTACATGGCCACCGGCTACATGAGCATTTTGCAGTCACTGCCTGAGCCGTTGCGCTCGCAAATGCTCAATGGTGACTTTGGCGCGGGTGTTGCCGATGACCAATGGCAGATCATCCCGACCGCATGGGTCGAAGCTGCACAAGCGCGGTGGCGACCACAGCACGAGATGCGCGCAGCCATGCCGATGCAACACATGCCGATGGATTCGATGGGCGTTGATGTGGCGCGTGGCGGCAAAGATCAAACGGTCATCGCCATGCGTCACGGGTTTTGGTACGACACGCTGCAATGCACGGACGGTACAGACACGCCCAATGGCCCAGTGGTGGCCGGTATGGTCGTGACCGCAAAGCGCGACCATGCACCCATCCATATTGACGTGATTGGCGTGGGCGCGTCGCCATACGACCAGCTTGTTCAGGCGCGTCAACAGGTCATCGGCGTCAACGTGGCCAGCAAAGCCACAGAGCTAGACCGCACGGGTCAACTACGCTTTTTTAACCTGCGCTCACAGCTTTGGTGGCAGATGCGCGAGTCACTCGACCCTGCATACAACAGCATGGTGGCCTTGCCGCCTGATCCAAAACTGCTATCTGACCTGACCGCCCCGCGTTGGTCCTTGTCGGGTGGGGCAGTCAAGGCCGAATCTAAAGACGACACCAAGTCACGCATCGGCCGCTCACCCGACCGTGCCGATGCAGTCATTCTTGCGCGTATCGAGACACCCAAGATGCCGCAAAACAATCAATGGTCAAACAGCCAAGCGCCGTATGACCCCTACGCAAACCAATGAGGATCAAGCCATGTGCAAAGCCAAAATGCCCGACATTCCCGCGCCACCGCCACCGCCACAGGCCGCAAGCGTGCCGGATATGACCAACCTGACCAAGCGCCGCAATGGTGCGGCCAGCGCCACGACCGCAACCGCATCAACATTGCTGACCGGATCGGGCGGTGCATCTGCCACCACAGGTCGCACAACACTGCTAGGGGGCTGACATGGGTGATCTGGAGGTACGGCGCTATCTCAAGCGGTACGAGTCGCTCAAGACGGTGCGTCAGTCGCGCATGACCGAGTGGCAGGACATCAGCCGCCAGCTACTGCCGCGCTCAGGCCGGTTTTTGGTGAGCAAAAAGAAGGATCAGACCTCCGATTACAACAAGATTTTGGATAACACCGGCACGCGTGCAGCCAAGGTGCTGGCGAGCGGCTTGCTTGCGGGTGCGTCATCGCCTGCGCGGCAATGGTTTAGACTGACCACCAGTGACCCTGCCTTGGCAGAGCTTGCGCCGGTCAAAATTTGGCTGTCGGATGTGGCCAAGATCATGATGGATGTGTTTGCACGCTCCAATACCTACAAGGCCATGCACAAGGTGTACAGCGAGTTGGGCGTGTTTGGTACAGGTGTGACGATGGTCATGGACGACTTCGACACCGTGATCCATCACAAGCCGCTGACCGTGGGTGAGTACTGCCTAGCAAACGACGACAAGGGCAACGTCTGTACGATCTACCGTGAATTTACGATGACGGTGTCGCAGTTGGTTAAAAAGTTCGGCAAGGATCGCGTCAGTGAGCAGGTATTAGCACGTTGGCGCAATGATGACCTTGATTCGGATGTGGTGGTCTTGCATTTGGTCGAGCCGCGTGCAGACCGTGACCCCGAAAAGAAGGACAACAAGAACATGCCGTGGAAGTCGGTCTATATCGAGATGGGGCATGGCCACATTTTGAGCGAGGGCGGCTTCCACGACTTTCCGGCCATTTGCCCACGTTGGGACTTGACCGGCGCTGATGTGTACGGCGAGGGGCTGGGTCTTGAAGCGTTGGGCGATGTGCGGCAGTTGTCACACGAGCAGATGGCCAAAGCCAAGGCTATCGACATGATGATCAATCCGCCAATGCGCGCTCCCACCAATTTGAGCGGCAAGATGAACATCTTCCCAGGGGGAGTCACCTATTTCAATGAGGTGGCCGGTATCAGCTCAATCAGCCCGATTTATGAGTCGCGCCTAGACTTGCAACACCTGTTGCTGGACATCGAGGACGTGCGCGGGCGCATCAACAGCACGTTTCACGAGGACTTGTTTTTGATGTTAGCTAACGACACGCGGTCGGGCATCACTGCCACCGAAGTGGCCGAACGCCACGAGGAAAAGCTGCTGATGCTCGGGCCCGTGCTGGAAAACATCCACGGCGAAATGCTCGGACCATTGGTAGATATCACCTTCAACCGGCTGTTGCGTGCCACCACCACCGGATGAGCTATCCGGCGCAAACCTCAAAACCGAGTTTGTGTCAGTGCTGGCACAGGCTCAACGGATGGTCGCCACGAACGGCATTCAACAGTTGATTGGCGTGGTCGGGCAGGTGGGCGCGTTTGCACCGCAGGTCGTGGACAAGATTGATGCCGATCAAATCGTCGATCTATACGCCGATGCGCTAGGCGTTGACCCGCGCTTGATTGTGTCTGATGACAATGTGGCTGCTATCCGCAAACAGCGTGCCGAACAGCAAGCGCAACAGGAGCAAATGGCACAGGCTCAGGCGGCTGTACAGGGTGCGCAGGCGCTCGGCAACACGCCCACCGGTGAGCCAAACGCACTGACAGACATGATGCAAGGATTGCAGGGGTACTAACCCCAAAACGACCAACAGGCCGCCTTCGGGCGGCTTTTTGCTGTATGCGTCAAAACCAAATTGGGTGCAACGATTACGCAATCGGGAGATGAGTTATGTATGCAGATCAAGCCGCACAGACCGAAGCGCAAGAGCGTGAACGCCTGCTGCTGAAAGCCCAGTACCAATGGCTGATGTCCAACAAACAGGGGCGCAGCTTGATGTACATGCAGCTTGGGCGTGCTGGTATTTGGCGGTCAAGCTTTTCAACGGATGCGCTCGCTATGGCATTTGCCGAAGGGCAGCGTCAAACCGGCCTGCTGCTGCTATCTGACCTACAAACCTTTTGCCCAGACCTTTGCGTACAGATGATGCAGGAGCAACAAAACCATGAGTGATGAAAAGTCTATTGGCGAGGCTATCGAGGCATTAGGCCTAACCGCGCCGCGCATTACGCCCAACCACATCGACGCTTGCATTGTTGGTGAGCAGTACCACGTTTTTGATGGCACGACCGTCACGATCTGCCTGTTGATCCTGCAAAATGGCTTTACGGTCACAGGCGAATCTGCTTGCGCAAGCCCTGAAAACTTCAATGCTGAGATCGGCCGCAAGATTGCCTATCAGAACGCCCGTGAAAAAATTTGGGCGCTTGAGGGTTATTTGCTCAAGCAGCAGCTACATGAAAGCACCTATGCCTGTTTTGTGGGCGGCCTGCGTCAAGACGGCACAATCGAACCACTGGTGGGGTAATCATGCAAAAGTTTATTGGTGTGAAAGTTATTGCGGCAATGGCTATGACCAGCGGCTTGGCTGCCAAGTACACCGGCAAACCAATCGAGGTGCAGGAGCAAGGCCGATCCGGCTATTTGGTCGAATACGAAGACGGCTATAAATCATGGTCGCCCAAAGATGTTTTTGAAGCTGCCTATCGCCCTACTAATGGCATGACATTCGGCCTTGCACTCGAAGCACTCAAGCGCGGTGAGCGGGTAGCGCGGACTGGCTGGAATGGTAAAGATATGTGGTTGTCATTGAGCTGCGGCGAAACCCGCGAAATTCCGGCTGCAAATTTCTGGTCGCCACACAATCGCGCACATGCTGAATCGCAGGGTGGCACAGCCAAGGTTTTGCCAAGCATCACGATGAAAACTGCAACAGGCGAGATCTTGAT